GCCGTTTTCCAATGGTATCCATTCTTAATGAGAGTCTCATAATGCTTTTGCATAAAATGATCTTGGAATCTAATTCTATATTTAGTCATTATTTTCACCAATAGTATTATAGATGAAATCGGCCAACCCCTTTAATTCTTCTCTAGTTATAGGAGGATTAACAACATTCTTTGTTGGCCCAAATATAAGTCCAAACTCATAACTGGTTAAATTATCAGTAAATCCCCCGTACATATCTTGAATGATATGAAAGTTTAGATAGTCGCTGGAGTAGGTAAATTTTTTCATCGCTTTGATTTGGTCAAATTTTTCAAAATACCCAAATACCTCTCAGCATCACTCTTAGTATCAAAGACCGTAACAATAGACGATCCGCTGCTACTAGGAAGATTGATAGGTTGGCCGTTTTTAGTAACCACAAACTTACCATTCTGCTCAACAACCCCATAACTAGTCATTAACATTCTCCTTATTATAAGACCTACTAATTCTAAGATAACTAACAATTTTATTAGCCACATTACTAACACAACGATCATAATGATAATGAGCCACCATCATATTATAAATGGTTTGTTTTTCGTCTTCGTTCAACCCATCAAACTCTGAGTCACCATATTCAGCATCAATATAGTCGGCAACACTAAGAGCATATTTGTGGAAACTATCGGAATTTGATTCTTTGTTCATTTGTGGGTCATTTGCCATAAAAGGATATTTGATTATTGTTTTCGGATGGTTTCTTGCCAATTAAATGACGTAATAGAATATGAGCATTATGATATTCAAAGCCGGGATTGTCCAGTTTTTCACCAATATAATATCGAATTATAGAGGCTAAAAGTTCTAGTTCCTTGTCGGTTAATAGAATCTGTTTATACATATTTTCCCGATCAATATTAAGAAAAATCCCACTAGTCACTATAGCAGAATATACCGGATAAGTATGGGTTGTCAAGAGGGATTATCGGCCTTTTCCTAATGTGGTCTTTAATCATTTTTACCACGGGCCAATTTAATAAGTAAATTTACCGAAATTTTGTGAAAGAATTGATGCAGAAAAGAGTTTAATCGTTAGATTCCATGGAAACATCAGATTGTATTGTGGTAAAAACCTGGGTCTTGCCCGTCATGAAATATAGTTTATCCACAAAATATGGAGCAGAAAGCATACATAGTATGGTGACTAGTGATACTATTAGGAGGCTTTTTATGAAAGGGATATGAAATTCTGAGGTTTTCATTTTAGAACCTTGATAGAGTTACGAATGAGTATATACAAAAAATGGAGAATAGAATCATGCAACAAGACGCTAGGGTTTCAAGTATCATCACTATCTATCTCCAGATCTTTATGCAGAAAAGAGAATAACATACCATATAATATTAATAGTCCTGATAGTATCCACCGGCCATAATCTTTCAGATATCCCAAATCATTATGTTCCATCAAAATATCTCATAATAAAATATAGGATGCCACCACAAACTATTAGTCTGGATATATCATCATGAACAAAGTGGTTTCTTAACAATAGTTACCGTTTGTGCCAATAGTATCATTTTGACTGACTGTTCCCATAAAACCGAATAGACAAGATGGAGTGTGACAATTCCATCCCTCATTACATTATGATAGTGGCCGATTTCGCAAAGTCAAAAAAGTATTCTTAAAGATCATCTAATCTGACTGACTACAACCACAAAAACGATCCCGATACAAGGGCTGAGACAATTCTGTGACTATTTTGGCTGACTGTATCCATAAATCCGAACCGGTTATATTGGGTAAGACAAAATTACCCCTAATAATATAAACGGAGAGAGAGGGATTCGAACCCCCGGAACTTTTCAGTTCGTCGGTTTAGTAAACCGGTGCATTAAACCACTCTGCCATCTCTCCTGAAAGAATTAAATATTGGCCGATCCGGAGCAATTCTGAGCCTCTGCAACGGGTCTCTGTGGGTTCCAGACTATCCTATAGTAGACCGTGGACTATTCTCTATCAAACCACTAATAATCACAAGAAAATTCTTAATCCTCTTTTATAAATATTTCTCAAAGGCGGTTGGAGAAAATTTTTCTTGTTGACAAATAGTAGTTACAGGTTATATATTATGCAGAGGGGGCGATATACTACTCTTAGTACTTAGTAAGTATTACCTACCAGTTCCCTATAAGAACTAACAATACCCACACAGGCGCTAAGAATAATAATATACGTCATATAATAAAATCTCCACAGAGTAAGAAGGCTGTTGACCGCACCACTCGTCCATTATACCATATGGGTAGCAACACGCAAACCCTTGGTGTTACTCGACTTAGGATCAGATGTGACTATTGATCACGAGTCTTGTAACTATTGTGCTATTCAAATTCTCCAACACTAATAATATTCTCAGGACTAAAATCCCCAAAGAATTCAGGATCACTATACAATTTATTAGTAAGATAATGAGCAATAGCACCATAGTCAGGATAAGGATCAACACACTCTAAATCATCTATAACTAATTCCATAGTAATCTTTACAATTCTCATACAACTTTTTCCTGCACCATTTCAAAGGACACTAATTTTTGGCTGACTATCGCCACGACCGCAAACCCGGTGGTTAGGCTGATACAAGAAAAATCTAAGACTTATAATCTACTTAGGATTGGTAGACGAGTCATAAGTCAAATCTAAATCTTATCTAAACCCATACCACCACTAGGCTTACACTCCATTGTATCGGCACTTAGGACAAATGTCCATGACGCAACTTTAGATAACTGGCTAGATTTAGATGTAAGTCCTTGTGGCTACTAAACTTAGGACGAAATTGGCGGGCCGGCCGAATCGTAAGTCCTTATGTGGTAAGCACTTACGTCAAATCTTAGACAAATAAAAAAGAGAGGGTCGCAGCCTGTTTCCTAGCCACGACCCCCTCATATTAACCATCACGAAGAAGAAAGATTAGACCGCGTTAGCAAACTCCAGAGCAGATTCAAGAGCCTTATTATTCTCGTTAGCGTTTTGTCCGAACCAGAGGCTATCGAGTCGGTTGTCGGTCGTGCGACCCTTACCATAGTTCAGATATTCATTGAATCCATTATACGCTGCCCACCAAGTACCGCGAACATTAGCCGCAGTCTGCTTCGGGCCTTCGATACGGGCGAGAATATCATCCATAATATTACGGGTACGAGTCTTGATATCCTCATCAGCACCCTTAATATTCAGTACAACTTTAACATACTTCTCAATATCCTTCTGGTTAAAAGTCTTACTAGCAAGGAATCGATACTGTTCCGCAGTAGCCTCAAAACCAGCATTAATATTATCCATAATATCCCGAACCTGATCCAGATTCTTCTGGCTGGAGCGAGTATGACGAATACGAATCAGTTGACTGTTAGTATGCTTGTGAGCATATGACAGCGTGTTCACGCAGACCACGCGAATCGGAGTGTATCCGACACGAATAGCCGTTGTACCGTCATGACTATTACTCAGCAGGATAAACTTACTAACCTCATCACCCGGAACAATCTCGCTATTGTCGCGGTTGAGTTGAGCAAGCACCCAAACCTTTTGACCCAGATGCAGCGACCCAGCAGTGTGGATCGAACATTCGTTAGCGTCAAGAAAAGGCTGGAACCAATCGAACGCATCCTTATTCTGGAGGGGAGTATAACGAGGGCCGACAACGCCAAGGATGCTACCATCACTCTTGCGATAGGTTGCACGATGGTTCACGGGCGTACCGTCAACGGTCTGCAAGTCCTTTAGACCAACTTCCCAATCCAAACCAGCAGCAACGATAGCATCATTGACCGTGATACCTTCGTCAACGCTATTACCAAGGCCATGCCAAGGCGTTTCACCAACAAACATCATCTTTTCAACAGCAGCAGGCATAATCAAACTCCTTCGTGGTTAACTTCTCACTCGTATGCTATCATTCTACAGTATGTTATCGGCGTGTCAACAGGAAAACTTGTGAAAAAATTTTTTGACGTAAGTGATTATGGCGTAAGGGGTTACGTTTCGGCGGGCCGGCCGCATTAGTCTTAAGTCTTTTCGTGGTCTAGGTTTAAGAGAGGAATCCCAAGATCACGCTTGCAGAGTTTAGAACCGTCCTCATTGGCAAGATAAGCACATTCGTTAGGCAGATAGCAGTATACGCCAATACAATGAGAACGCGAGTATTCATCCTTGATAACTCTTTTAATGTGTTTTACGGTTGAACCAGAACAGATTAAATCGTCTAATATAATATATTGAAAAGGGGCCGCTCCCTCGGTACGAAACTCTGAATAGCATCGTTCCCCCTTTCTTACCACAACAATATTCTTGTTGAGTAACTCTGCGATTTGTGGAACCACCATCAATCCACTTACACCGCAGCAGGCGATACTGTCAAAAGTGTCTGCTATTTTTCTTAGATCACAAATAGCTTTAATAATAATCTTATTTCTAGCCTTATGGTTTAGCACATGGCATGTGTGGCTAGCACCCTGAATATATTTTCCATCAGCAGTCTTACGAACATCTTCAATATTCTGATCTAAAATATTCATAATAATGGACGGTACGATTCGAACGTACTAAGAAAAGGAAAGATAATCGTTATGATTAATAGTAGAATACTTGTCCCACCAAGTTGCGCCCATCGGGAGGAGATCAGTCAATTAATTCATTGGCTATAGTATGATAGTATGAATCAAATTCTCGTTCATTAATATCCATATAATCATATTCATCATCGCTATAATTTTCCTCATCATCGTACAGAGGATCAGTATCATTTACGATGCTTTCATAGTCAAGATAAATATCATCATCGAACATGGCCATTTTCTCCTTTTCACCTATCATACACCATCGAACTTAGTTGTCAAGCAGATTGAAAATTTTTCTTGTTTTTTTATCCAACGAGTGTATTATATAGTGGTGTGCCGAACTTAAATTAATTTATTAAACATAAGTTAAATACTATGCCTAGAAAAACCAAATATAATTGGAATAAAGTACAAGCATTCTATGATGCTGGACACACATGGAAAGAAATACAACAAGAATTTGGTATTGCTCAGGCTAGTCTTTTTAAGGCCAAAGAACGTGGAGATTTTATCTCTAGAAATCATTCCGATGCTAATAAAATTGCTTATAAAAAGGGTCGTGGTTGTCAAAAACATTCTGAAGAAACTAAGATTAAAATATCTAAAGCTAGAATTAAATATTTAACTAATAATCCAGATAAAGTTCCATATCTTATTAATCATTCTTCTAAAAAAAGTTATCCAGAACAGATTTTTGAAAACGCTCTTATTTCAGCAAATATTACCGGTTGGCAATACGCTTATCAAAATGGTATTTATGAATATGATTTTGCTTGGCCAGAGCAAAAAATAGATGTCGAAATTGATGGTGCTACTCACCTCTCAGAGAAAGTAAAAAAAATAGATGCTCGTAGAGATCTTTTTAGTAAACAAAACGGTTGGATCGTTTTAAGATTTACAGCAAATAAAGTAAAAACAGATGTTATAGATTGTATAAATATTTTACAGTCTCATCTAAATGGGCGATCTAGGACTCGAACCTAGGTCTGTGGGATTAAAAGTCCCCTATAATCACCGCTATACGAATCGCCCGTATCCTCAATAAATTTCCTCGTAACTATAACTATCAACAGGAAATGTCAAATTTTGTTCAATAGCAAAGAAAACATCAGTCCAATCAAAATCATTCTGCATTTCAAGAACAATATCATTCAGACTCTTTTCTCCGCTCTCCATCACAATATCATAGATACGAAGCCGCTTCATCTCTTTCTCCTTTATAGGAAGTGTACCATACGTTATCGGCTTGTCAACCAAAAAAATTGAGACTTTCGCTGACTATCGCCAAGTCCGCAAATCCGAAGGATTAGATGATACAAGCAAAGGCGGGTGGAATTGCACCACCATCTACTGTTTTGGAGACAGTTATTCTACTATTGAACTACGCCAATGTCCGCAACTCAAACGCGCCAGCCTCCGAACGGAACGCAAAGGAGTTGAACCTTCACTAGTATTACCTAGTCCTCTTTAGCAAAGAGGTGCAGCAAGCCGATATCTGCCTACGTTCCATTGTATTATTCTACACTATCTGTATAATAAGCTGTGAGGGTCAGAGTCGAACTGACATCGGCAAAATTAACAGTTTTGAGCATTACCATTATGCTACCTCACAATAATTCCGGGACTACGATTCGAACGTAGAAAAACTGATCCAAAGTCAGTTGTGATACCGTTTCACCATCCCGGAGCGAGAGCCGGTAGTAGGATTTGCACCCACGACATTCAAATTACAAATTTGACACTCTGCTAACTGAGTTATACCGGCGATAATACTACATATCATACTCATCACGCCATGCCTTGTCAATGTCTCGTCGTGTTCGCTGACGCTTGGGCCTGCTGTCCATAGTAGTATCCCGATGCTCCTTGTGTCCCGTAGGAGTCTCCCAAGGTTGCTTGACCTTGACCTTGATCTTGCCGTACTTGCGGCGTGGTCGGGTATCGTCGTTGTTGTGGAGCGTAATCATACCATTGTCCATTTTCGTGTAAGTAGAAAACCTTGTCAATATTAGGATCGTAAGCCATTAAACAGTATTGTACCGGATAAACCACCTTTGTCAATACTTCTTTTTTTGGTAGTTTGGGTATTTTTATATCACCCTTTTGGTAGTCTTTTACACCATTATAGGCCAAACCTAATAGGGCAATAATAACCCCTATCCACTGGATCATTCTTTCTCCTCTGCATCTGATTAGCATACCATACTTATCGGTATCCGTCCACCCATTCTTTAATTTTTCCTAAGTGGTTGAAGCATAAGGAGTTACGATCAGCCGGGCCGGCCCCGCTAGCCCTAAGTACTTGCGTACAAAGGATTTGCGGTTAGCTTTATTCGTCTTCTCTATTGATTTCCCAGCCAGCCAGCCTACAGACCTTATTTAGTTTGATAACCTGCGTCAACTTGTCGGCTGTAGTATAGTCTCTAAAACCACGCTCATCTATATAGAAGTATTCATCTAGAACATCGAACTTATTGCTTTCGCCAAGAGTAGTTACTGCTGCCTCAAGAGGATTTTTACTTGTTGAGTAGATTAGTTCTAGAGTACCACATTTGATATAGTATTTAGACATAACATTCCTCACATTTAGGGCAGTTACAATAAGCACCTTCTACGCCTTCCCAACAAACTTCTGGAAAATGTCCTTCGGTTTCCCCTATGCTTTCTCTACCAAAATCAATAGCAACTAGAATCTTTTTCTTTTCTCTTTTTACCCAGCCAAGATTACCCTCATGGCAATCAGTATATTCTACTCCGCACTCCCACATACCATTGAGCAAATCCCCGATTTCATCATAGTGCGAACATAGGTCACAATGAGCACAGTCCCCGTCACAGTCATTATCGTAGCAAACATACTGCTTAGCAATCTCGGTCAAATACCCCCAATCGCTCAATACCATTTCTGTACGATATTTTATCTTATTGTTCTTGATGCCGTCTACAAAATAATTAGGAACCCTGATCCTACACACAGAACTATAAACCTTCGGAGCAAGATATGGGGCTAAATGACTCTGAACAGCATGAGCAAACTCGGCCAAACTCTTATTAGGAAAACTCTTGAAACCATATGGTTTTCCAGACAGTTTATAGAAAGAGTTCTTGCTACCACTATTCTCATACTTTCCAACATAACTAAATTTAGTAGCCATTGATTATTCCTAGTGAGCGGGAAACAATCTTTCTTTCGTCTTGTCTATAGCATATCTGTTTGCTTGAACAAAGTCAATAGTCTCTTGCCAATGTAGTTCCCTATGACATCGACAACATAATAGAATACATTTTTTAATTTCTTTTAACTTAGTATTTATATTTAAGTTTGTATTAAGATTTATTTCTTTAGTCTTGGGATTAATATGGTGAAAATCTAATGCGGCAATACATTCTTTATATCCGCATTTAACACACTTACCACCAGCTTTTTCAATCAACAGTTCTTTCTTGGCTATATTTGTTCTTTTCTGTACACACTTAGAGCAAGTATTTTTTTTGCTTTTTCTACCACAACTTTTACAGTGCGTTATATCAGATTTGTGATTGAACTTATTTTCTTTAAATAAATCTCTTGATTGTAGTTTTAACTCTTTTTTCATCGCTATGATTGTTGCATTAGAACAACCATATATTTTAGATAGTTCTATTTCTGTTTTTCTATTTAAAATATGCTGTTTAAACTCATCCCTATTTTCTCTTATATATTGGCTTATATTCGTATGTTTCATAGTGTATATCTCCTAGTGAGTTAAAGCCCACTAGTATATACACCAAAATCTCAATGGGAGGGAAATAATACGTTGGCTAATCCTTTTACGCACATATCACAACTTATACTATCCTTCGTGCCGGTGCAAGTGATAACCGAACGACCGCGACGAATTTCCGGACAAGTCACAAACTTCTCACCGTTCAGCACAACCAGTTTGGGCAACGCTTGTCGCCAAGCGTCGGCCTTAGCCTTGTTCTTTGGTCGCTTCGGGGCAATTTTCATATCGCTATCGCACCACGCAAACAACTTGAAGCCTTGATTCTTAGCCTCGTTCATATCGTTATCGTCGTGAATACTAGCGTAGACTGCCATATACTTTTCCAGAGCAACAAGCCGACTATCGTAGATATGAGTATAGAACCACATATCGGGCAGACTATCACCACTAGCAAGAATACTCTCGCAAGCCCACGTTACATTATCAACGTAGTCTGTGTCAAGTTCACCATTGAGAAACCAATCGCCACGCTCATGCCAGCGGATAGATTTCTCACGCTTTTTTGCGTCAAGAATCATGGCACGGATTTTGTTTTTCTCCGTGACTACGTTAGCAAAACCAGCGACACGGGCGTTTTTGTACTGCCGTTCAGTACCTTCGGCATAACAGCCGTTTCCGAGATAATCGCAATCGCTTGGGCAAGTATCGCCAACCGGACGCGAAACCACAATGCAACCCTTACCCAACTTATCATTACCGTCTGCGGTTTTCATCATTCTTCTCCTAGCGTGTCTACTGATTCTACACTAGGTTATCGGTGCTGTCAAGGCATTTTCTTGAAGAAATTATTTTTGACGCAAGGCGTTGATGCTAAAGGAGTTACGTCAAGCCGGGCCGCCCCCGCTCGCTCTAAGTCTTTATCCTCAAAGAGTTTAGGAGTAGTTCGCACATGCTTAAAAACTGCTCAGTAGTTTCTGCTTCGTTTTTCATAGTAGCCCCAAGAGGAATCGAACCCCTAACCAGTGCTTAGAAGGCACTTGTTATATCCATTTAACTATGGGGCCGTCAATGCCGCAGGCCCGCCACGGCGTCCCGTGCGGGTTATGCGGTTGATGGTGGAGCCACTTTACCATCGGCAATATACTAGCAGCAGACCCCTTCCCAGCAACCACGCTGGTTATTAGTTGGTTAGACTCTGCTAGGTGGGTATTTCCCACATCATTACGCGGGACGAATCCCGCCGCACTATGCCTAAAATCTATTTATACTGGCATAGTCCAGTTGTGTCAACTTAGGCAATAGCCTCAACTTCAACCTTGGTAGTCTTAGCCTTGTGACCATCACCCGCTTCCTTGACACTCACGCCAAACTTACGGTTACGAGCAACCTTCCAACCCTGCTCGGAATAATCCTTGATACCCTGAGCCTTGACCACAACCAGAGTACCATCGGGCAGACCATCAGCAAGAGCCTGCTTGATCGTATCCTCAACCACCTCAGTATCCAGCGAATCAGAAGCAACAGCAACCGCAAAATCATAAGTACGCATAGTCAAACCTAACCTTTCCAAAAGTGTAATCGAACAGAGTAAAGTAATCATACATCAGACAACATCACCTGTCAAGTGCTAGGCTGAACTTTTGTGTGTTGCAGTCAGGTAGCGTCTTGTCGTGTGATGCTATCATTCTACCATATAGTATCGGCAAGTCAAGGTGGTTACATGAATATTTTTTCGGATTGTTCCTAAGTCGTTGTGGCATAAGGAGTTACGGCGAACGCGGCCCCGCGGCCTCGCCCTAAGTGCTTTAGTGGCAAGGCTTTAGGTCACGAAAGATAGCCTTCGCAACCCAAACCCACAAGATCGCGGAGCAGATTCTCAGCCGCTTCGGGAGTCTTGAGAGTGATACTCTGCGTCCTACCAGCAGGAGCAGGATTCCACTTGTCATACTTCCAGCCGCCCACCAGAAAATCCGTCCACTCCTTGGCCTCCTTCAAACCCCAACCAGTATGGAGTCGAATAGCCTTGATGCAAGAGATACGATTGTCCAGAGTCATACCTCTGGTGATCGTCACCATCTTGTTCTGGTTCACACCCAACGCCACCTCAAAAGCGGCCACGATCCGCTCATAGATTTCCAGATTGCAGTTCGTAGCCAGATTCATAGCCTCACGAACGCTCAGTTGCAGATTGATCATATCAAACCCTTTCTTCCAAAATATAGACTTGTTTGCCGTTAGTCAGGAGCGTAGCATACTCGCTACCATCCCAAACGAATTCGTTGCTGTCGCTTTCTCGTCGCCAGTGCGGATCACGAAGTGGATTATAAAATAACTTTTCAAGATTGTCAATAGGCAGAATCGGATGAAAATCCTTTCTCAGCATAACTTCTTCACACCGAACCCATCCACTAACATCATGCACACCAGCCTCAAACACCTGTTTAGCCTTATTCGGCCTATTCCACAGGATACAACCCCTCATCTCTAACTGATATTCAGATGGATCGTAATAGTAGACATCAATAGTCTTACCGCCCCTTTTCACTTTCACTTGCCAGTGCATATAATGCTCGCCACTGCTCAAATGAAATCGTACTTCGCCATGCGTTGGTTTTGTTTTCATGGTTCTAGTATACATTATCGGCAATCGTTTGTCAAGAGTCCAATATTCTCGCTGACTACAGCCACCCCAGCCAAATCCGTAGGATTAGCAGAGACAAATAGATCGGGTTATGCCATACTCGGCTTTGCATTTAACCGTGGCTTCTTTGACGTCATTCTGCCAACGGCCCGTATCTACTTGCTCCCTAAGTATATCAGTATTATCGGGATAGTCAAGAGGATTCTTTAGAAAAATAATTTTGATCGTAAGTTGTTGGTGCGTAAAGAGTTAGAGCAAATCGGGCGGCGCCGCCTCGTCGTAAGTCCTTATCCTGTCAGGAGTTAGGATAATCTTCTGGATAATCTGTTGGTGGTCGTTTTGGTCTTGGTTGTCCCTCGTATGGCATCCACCACGGAGCATCCATACGATCCACAATACCAGGGGCTTCCTCACAAATAAGAATATGTTCACTCACAGGATCATCACGATGAATCTCGTACCTTCCCTGCCACACTCCAATATACTCGCCCCAGTAATAAACTTTCTGGCCGTTGATAGGGCGACGAGGGCCGAAAAAACTAATCCATTCCATTAGCGCTTCGCACCTTTCTAAGAATAGCATTGTCGTTGATCGCTAATAGTTTATCAAGCAACTTAGATTGCCTTTTTTCAAACTGTTGCTTGTTACCATAGTACCAACCGTCTCTAATATTTTCATATATGAGAGTCAATACATAGTCCAGTTCAGTCTTAGTTAGTTTAATGGTTTCAGTTTTCATTGTTATTTCTTATAAGGATTTAGACCAATTTCAATAATATGTTTTGCTATCTCATTGGTAACGTCTAATTCTATTTGAGATTTTTGAGCATAATCATTTTTTTGGTCAGGTGTCAATATATCAAAAAGTTCAACTTCGTCAACCCAATAACCATAACTATAGTCTCCATCAACAAAAACCCTAACTAAATTACCAGAAACAGGATTCAAGTTTTTATTTTCAGCACATAGAATTTTCATCACCAATTCTCCGGCATAGGAATCTCATCAAAACCAATATAGCATACAACTAGGGAGTTGTCAATGGGGTCAAGTTCATCAAAATTAGCATTATAGATTCCCCATTGTCCTTTATACCAATTATATGGCATAGGTTCAGAATAACCCCTAATACAACAAATATATTCTCCATCTTTACTAGGATTACCATAATGCCAGTTCATTTTCCCCTCGCAATAATCAAACATTCCGTACCAATATCGCCATCGGTCAACTTCACGCTTTCATGAGGCCCATAATACCAAGCATCATTCTTAGAAAAGTTGAACACAATCTCTTCTGTATGAAGTTGAGTATCATTATACCCTCCCTCATACCCAAGAGTCAATACCCTCATATCGCCGGGATAGGTCTGCAACTGCTGGATAAGTTCGTTAACGGTCATTTGTCTTACTTTTCTTTAATGTTACGTCATTCCCAAAATCTTTATATGCCAATACTTTGGCTTGATATAAAGATGGAGCATGAACATAGCCTAACAGTTCTTTATCTCTAAAAACATACCACATACACATTTTATCTCTCCTTTGTCACCATTATATCATTCTTTATCGGCAAGTCAAGTACCACCACACTGATAGTTTTACGAAGAATACGTGGTACTGTATTGTCTTCAACCTCAAGGTTTTACCTTATCTAAGGAAACTATCAGCAGATTTAAAACCAGCGGAACCATTTTCGCCCCGGTTCCTATAACCCATACGATTGCCCCTTGTCAGGATCGGATGGAAACCGCCCACGCTGCTTCACTGCTTTCGGGTACCTAATATCAGGCAGTTTATCAGAGGTAGCGGTTACTGGTTGTATTGGCGAGGACCACAATAGGGCGGAACGCATTCGCGTTCTTAAACAAACCCTATTCACATTTTTTCCTGCATGTACACAGATGGTCCTCGTATTGGTCGTGGTGAGGACGCTATCCCCCATAGATTGGCATTACTATACAACGTATAAGCCCGTTGTCAACCCCGGCGATTGCTTCGCTGAACGGGGGGTTTATCGTAATGGCTTATCCCAATCTAGTCCCTGAGCATGGACCCACGAAAGTTTGTATTGTTAGGACCGATTGTAGAAGACGTTTCCTAGGACATCAACTACCGTTTTTACCGGCTGCTCGGCCCGACACAACCAACAAGTGTTTGCTTGTTCTTCAATCATTCTACTATTTATTATCGGCTTGTCAATAGGGTTTCTTGAAAAAATATTTTTGCGATGCAAGTCGTTGTGGTATAAGCACTTACGACGAGCGGGGCGGCGCCCCCGAACCCTAAGTCATTGCGTGGCAACAACTTAGGGCCAGGGTTAACCACACTGAACAATCGTTCACGCGAACAGGTGTGCAGTACCTGTACGGAAGAGCAGTCCCGCAAGAAGAGGACGACGCACGTTCTTAGCACGCTCTGCATAGAACTGTCGAACCTCGCCATTCGGAGTCTCACACGTTATAAGATGACGAGTACGCTTGAACTCAGGATCATTACTACGATAGTTACTCGTAGCATTAAGTCTACGGATACTCTCATCGCTCAAGGCATACGCAGGCTCAATAACCCTAGCAAGCACTCGCACCGGATCACCATGATGCGGCTGGAGATATTCAAAATTGAATACCTCTCCAACTTTCGCATTAGCGAGTGAACCATGAACACCACGATAGATATGAAAACCAGCAAACGCAATCATACAACCAAGCACACAGGCAAAAATCGAACCAAACAGAATCACATCGTTCATAAAAACCCTTTCAGTTAGAAAACCCTCAATCAACATATCACGAGTCTACACTATGTATCGACTCTTGTCAAGCCTCAACATTAGAAAAATTTTTTTTAGATGTAAAGTGTTGCTGCGTAAGGAGTTACGTCGAGGCCGGCGGCGCCCGCTCGCCCTAAGTGCTTATGCACAAAGGGTTTGCGGAGAGTTTCACTCAAAGTCTACGAAAATTACTTGATTGTAGCCGCGAGGCTTAATCTTGAAACTATCGCCATAATCTTCGGTTTCGGACTTTACACCAGTAAAGCCTGCCAATTCCTTAGCCTTCTTCACGATACTACGCTGCGAAGCGTCACGCTTGGGGATAAACTCGTAACGGTTCACCCAGCCGTAATTAGCCTCACCACCAAAAAGATCCGTATGGGTCACAACACACTTGGCCATTGCTTTTTCCTTTTTGAATTTAGAGTAATTATTCACCATCATAGTAATCGCTCATCGGGGTATCATCACCATAATACCCGTAGTCCTCATCGGTTCCCCATCCTGCGGAAGCGAGGCCACTCTCATGATCCCCATCCATACTATCATCATTTTCATCATACCAATCGATCTCTCCAGAGTTATCAATATCGTCACGATCTTCATTTTCATCATAAAAATCATTGTAATCGTCGTAATTCATATCATCCTCATAAGAGTTATCGGGATCGTAGCACGGGTCAGGATGGCTCATTTTGTTTTCCTCTTTACTAGTGTTATCGGGATTCTATCCTAAAAACTTTAGGCTGTCAAGCCCTATTCCACAATCCACGTTTCGCCGTTTTCATCCATCATCTCGACAGGGGCAAAATCATCCACACAACCCACAACATCTGCCCAATCCCAAAAGTTGACTTCCACGCCGGGATCGTCAATCGGCTCGACCATAGGCTCAATCGTACCCTCTTGGGCCATTTGATCCAGAATCGAATTGATTTCTTCAAAATCGTACATTTTTGACTTCCTTATGGGTTTCTCTTGTGATACTACCATTATACAGAGTGTATCGGCCAAGTCAATAGCGTATCTATAAAAAATCCAAAAAAAATTTTTGTTGATGTAAAGTGTTGTGGTATAAGGAGTTACGACGCGCGGGGCGGCGCGGCCTCGCCCTAAGTTCTTTAGTGGCAAGGCTTTAGATCAACTCACAACCATACCATCTATAAACGGATATGATTTATCATTAATCTTCACGAACCATTCGAAATTCTTTTGGTAAACATAACGCGGGCTATACTGGTTAATCCTATCCTTGGTGGTCAGAGTTTGCCAACCCCCACTATTAAGAGTATAGGTATTATCGGGATGAATCTTCACAACATACGTACTATGCAACATGATACCTACTGTGCCATCACGGAAAATCTCCGCATAGGTATTATTTCCCACCTTTCGCTTCATCCGATTACCTTTACCATGAACCATACGAGTTGCTTCAGCGTGTGTCATTACTTGCTTTCCTTTTTCTTACTTTCCAACATCTCACGATACAGTTTTTCCAGAAACTTGACTTGAGCCAGAGCACGACACGTTTCCTGCTTCATTCTGGCTTCTGTTTTCTGAAATCCACTTACTGGCTTCTTCTTCGTTTTCATCATCTTTCTCCTACACTCGATTGTATAGTATAGATCGGCAAGAGTCAAGCATAATCTTTAGACGATTTTTATTTTGTTCCTAAAGTGTTGCAGCATAAGGAGTTACGTCGAGCGGGGCGGCGCCGGCTCAACCTAAATCCTTACCACACAATACTTTACAGCACAAAAAACACAAGCCCAAGAATAAGAGAATAATAGAAGATGGCTCAGGAACACCTATAAAAGCAGTAGACATAACCATACCACTATCATAGGTTATACTATTATTTATCATGCTTAACTGGCCATTAGTGTTATTTAGTTCAGCCCATCCATAGATATTTCTAGGCGGCCATCCATATCCATATGCATTTCCCGTATTAACTGCCAAATAGAAATTGCCATATCCAACGTCTAGCGTGTAAGTTTCAATAGACGTTTCTGTGGTTTGAATCAAGGGATTAGAATAATCCAGACTTGTTGCATAATCTACTAAGTACCAATCGGAACCTTCATCCATACAGGACGAAATAGCAGAAAGCATATTCCCATTTAATTCTACAAATATTTCCGTATAGTCTGTCTTATCTTCGTTTTGATAAACTAGCAAAGAGTAATAATTACTCAACTGATTAGACAGCACAATATTTGTGTTCGAAATGGTTTCCGCATACACCGCAGTTGAACACAGAACACAGATAAGACCAAAATAGTATTTCATGCTTTTGACTCTCCAATCTTGTTTTTAACAGTATAACATATTATCGGCATAAGTCAATAGTGAGCATTAATTTTTTATTTAATGTAAATCCTTACGCTATCAGTACTTAGAACAACTTTCGCGGCGCCGGCTCGCCCTAAGTCTTTTAGCAGTAAGGGTTTAGGTTCAGTTTTTGTTCAGTGGTGAACGATTATTCATCGCTCCCCTTGAACGCTTTTCTTTCTTCACTTTGCCAAGGTTGCGAAGTGCTTTGCGATTGAACTTCAAAACTTTTTCCGAACGAATCGGGCCATACTCACCATCCGCAAGAGAGGGTTGGTGTGGAATCGCAATCCCGAGAAAGCACATACGAGCCTGTTTCTTAGCGTTTTCGATAATCTCAAATTTCTGTTTCATGTTTTCCCTTTTGTGTTGGTTTGATTCTAGCAAAACTCTTTGATGAATGTCAAGCCCAAGCGTAAACATTTTCAGCGATTTTCTTGCATCGCGGATCATACTTGGGAAGGGTAGAATTAGTCTTGACCCTATCCACTTGTGGGAAAGCCTTGATGATTAGATCGACTGAAGAAAGCCTATCCTTACTCACAACAAAACCAATCGTCTTACCATTCTTGAAAACTTCTGTGATCATTTTCTTTCTCTCTTTCTTATGCTAAATTATACCTAAGAGATCGTCAAAAGTCAAATGGAATCTTTAGAAAATTCTCGGATTTTCCCTAAGTCCTTATTTGGCCCGATGTTGCATCGACCCGCTTCGTTTAGGTATCGCAGTGGACAGATGGTATCGTGAGAAATTGCTCGTAAAGTGTTGGTATCAAACAACTTACGGCAAATCGGGCGGCGCCGGCTCACCCTAAGTCTTTATATGTCAACCACTTAGGTTAAGAATTAATTACCCAAGCAACCACACAACCAAAAGCAAAAGAAACAGAAAGCACTACCTTATCGTAAAGATTCATTTCTTATCCTTTATAGGAAAAACCAAGTCAGAAACAAGCCAAGCACAACTAATGCCAATAACAAATCCCACACCCATCCACATCCAATCTATATTAATATCGACCATCCGTGATTCCTTTCTTTAATCCTTTTTATATCCCACAAGCCACTTAGTACCATCCTCATCTGTATGGATAAACCCATCAGATTCAAATCCTGCATCATTCAATTCCTTTTTGGCTATTTTCTTGCAGATGGTATCCCCAATAGCAAGCACAGCACAAACCAATCCCATGATAATAATACCCACCACAAACAGGCAAGCCATAGCGATTAGTTCAGGACTCATTTGGTAAGGTTCCAAGTATAGACGTTATCGTTCACCTTTACGCATCTTACATCAGAGATCGGCAAATGTCCAGTGCGAACATTAGAGCAATCTGGAAAATACTTTCTTACCAGATCATAGGCTTGCAGTTTGTTTTTAGCCTGCACGAAACCAACAGCCAAACCATTCTGATAAACTTCCAAAGTCATCTTCTTTTCCTCTTTCTTTCTCATATCACGATTCTACACTACTAATATCGGCTTGTCAACTGCTCACACTTTAGTCTGACTAACTCGCTGACTATGCTACGGCTGCGAGCCGACTAGTTCGGCTGAGACGCTCGACTAACTCGCTGACTATGCTACGACTGCGAGCCGACTAGTTCGGCTGAGACGCTCGACTAACTCGCTGACTATGCTACGACTGCGAGCCGACTAGTTCGGCTGAGACGCGTCAAACCCCGACTAGGCAAGACTAGACAGCCTCACCATCATCATAACCGGGGATATAATCGGAAACCAGACTATCATCAGTCACAATCTCACAATGTTCACCACAGCATGAGCAGACCTGATAATCAGGGTTACCCTCAACACCACAGCAGTCCGAAACGTAAAAAATCATCTTTTCCATCTTACACTCTCTCTTTCTTATACCATATATAAATGCACTTTCTGTGCCAAACCGAAAAATATTTTTTGTGTGTTTTCTTCGGGAAAAACGCTATGCTACTTTTTGTGCCTAGATATTGAGCGTAGCATTTTGCTACAGCGCTGTAGCATTTTGCGTCGTGTTTTGGGCCGAGATATTGCATAGTGTAGCATTTTGCACTACACCATATATAGTGTGCCTAAAATTTCAGCACCACAAGAAGGTTGATGTAAGTCGTTATGCCACAAGCACTTACGTCAAATTTGCGGGCGAAAATTCGCTGTAACTCCTTACGTAGCAAGGGTTTACGGCGAGTTTTTGTACAGTAGTGTACGTTGGTTCACCTACTACCCCTCTGCGAAGGGGGATATTTCTTCTCCACTTGCAAGAATTGCAGCATATTGAGATGAGAGAGCCTGTACACGCTCAGATGAGCCCGGCTTTCCCACGCGTATGATCATATGATCACCACCCCCTACGAAACGAGGATCATTCTTCTCTACCTTACGCTTGCCTATATTCTTTAGAGCGGTTCGATTGAATTTGATAACCTTCTCAACCTGTATATTTTCACCGTCTATGTTTTTCACTTCGGTCGGGATTGCGATCCCCAAGAAAATCATTCGGGCTTGTCGTTTTGCATTTCGGATAATCGGATACATTTCTTTCTTCTTTCTGTTTAGGGTTTAGGATTGTTAGATAACTTAGGGGAGATAAGCATCATCCACAACATAGCCCATTTCGTCAATTTCAATCCAACCCCCATCATCCATAAATCCGATTTCCTCATCTATGTTGATCTGATTGAATTCGTTCTCGCGAACCTTTTCCAGAAGATCGCTAGCAAAAGCAACCCTATTCACTAGAGTATCGAGAGAAGTATTGTTGAGGAACTCGGTCAACTCAGCCACAGTATTCAGAACGATAAGGTTTTCCATTTTTCTTTCTCTCTTTCTTTCTCTTTTTCTTATATCGACATTATACCATGCTTTCTTGAAATTACAAGAGAAAAATAGGAATTTTTATGTCAAGAGATTTTGACAAAACTTTTCATTATTTTGAGTATGTTTGGCACAGTATTTGCTAATTGCAAGAATCATGCCCAAAAAAGTCGTCGTAAGTCGTTGCAGCATAAGGAGTTACGTCAAATTTTCGCCGCAAAATTCGTCCTAAGTCCTTACGTACCAAGGGTTTACGTCGAGTTTTTTAGAGGAAAGTGCGTAAGTTGCCTAGTTTACCCAGGCATATACGTTATCTGCAATCTTTTTGCATCTTGGATCATGCTTAGGTAAGTCACGAACAGTCTCAACCTTATCCACTTGAGGGAAAGCCTTTGCTACCATACTGGCCGAAGAAAGTCTATCCTTACCCACCACAAACCCAATCGTTTTACCATTCTTGAAAACTTCTGTAATCATCTTTTTCTCTCTTTCTTTCTTTATATTATACCAAAGATTTTTAGGTGGTCAATACTGTACGTTTGTCTCAGGAGACGCCCATATAAGAAGCGTTTTCCACACAGTAATCGTAGAACATATCATTGAGAACTCTTTCGTAGTTCTTCTCGTTCAGAATCCGCGAATCACACTCAGTTTCCGCACGAAACTTTTTCGTAGAAACTTCGTAAACAATCGTACAGGCGTGGGACTCATCGCCCCAAATCTGAGCCTTAGTATCCAGAAACTTTTTCATCATGCTTTCCATTTTCATTCTCTCTTTCTTCTCTTACTTGTTATATCGGTATTATACCATGCCGGCTTGAATGTTCAAGAGAAAAATCGTAATTTTTATGTCAAGAGATTTTGACAAAACTTTTAGCGTTTTTGTTTGCGATTGGCATGATATTTGCTGTGTGTTAAGATGGGCAATAAGCATCAAAACACTGATCGTAAGTCGTTACTTAGCAAGTACTTACGTCAAATTTGCGGGCGAAAATTCGTCGTAACTCCTTATCCCACAAGGGTTTACGTCGAGTTTTTTGTATACCAATGAACGCCTGTTCAGTTAGATAAAGCGGGAAGCCTCTTAATGATTCGAATTTCCGCAAGATTAGCATCACCATCCCACTTCTCATAAGCGGCATTGTGTGCTTCTTCTTCACTCTTAAACGGGCCAAGAATATCCAATTCTTCTTCCCAGTGATCCACGATTTCAGCAAAGTAGGTCATTTTTCTTTCTCTCTTTCTTATGTCTGAATTATACCAGATATTTTTAGATTGTCAATACTGTTCAGAAGTATACGCTAGAATTAATGATCTTTCCGGTTTCGTCGATTTCCATCGATTCACCTTCACCCATATCGTATTCTTCCATGTATCCAAAATACTTGCAAGAAGGCCACCAATCCTTACGGGCATTCTCTGCATGATTGCGAAGCATATCGAACAACTCGCCCGAAGCGTAGTGTCCATCCAGATTCTCAGGCTGATTATCTGCGATATAGTCTAAAACTTCTTGCATCGTGTTGAAGATCATTTTTCTTTCCTTTTCTTCTCTTTTCCTTTGATACTTAATTATACCAATATGATCGTCCAAAGTCAATAGGCTTCTTAAAAATATTTTCAGATTTTTCTAAGTCATTATTTTTCAATAGTTTATATCAATAAGAATTTTTTGCCGGCTCAGTGGACAGTTAGTATTCATGAAAATCTAACGCAATCCTAACAATTCGAGAAAAACTCGTCGTAAAGTCTTACAGCATAAGTACTTACGTGCGATTTTGCGGATCCCAAATATCCTAAGTATCCATAGAGCAATGAGTTAGGATAAGAGGGGGTTTTTTTGTTTTCCGTATATAATGCGAGATTTTTCTGAAAAACGCCCGGTGGTCCATACTCAACAAGCCAACCATATATAATTGACCAGTTTAATAGCCACTTTCCCCAAATAAAAAAGGCAAGAGCCACCATGACCCTTGCCTCTTTTCATCGTGAAACTATTATCTTGCTTTTCAGTATCTATACTGCTTGCATCTTAACCATTGAACATAAGGATCAGATTCCCAAGGAGCTGGCTGAGGAACCCACCTAGTATCATAATAATACCCATAGACCACTCCTTGCTGCACCACAGGCACCATCACAATCTCCTGCTTAACTATCGGAACATAATTTAGAGTATAGTACGGATGAGTCACAACCGCTGGTGGTTGAACTAACACCGGAACTGGTGGATTATTGTAATAAACACTCCAGTCTGCTCCCATACCACACATTAATAAAACGGCTAATCCGCATAGTTTCATCATAATGATCCCTGACTTTTCTTGCGTCGGCCTCGTGGTTTGCTAACGCCCAACTTACGACGTTGACGGCGAATCATACCATAAGTAACGGTTTCTCCCGTCATTTCACTAAGCTTAGTTGCTAACTCACCATCACTAAATAGAGCCAAGTTGTCTTTGATATACTGAAGCTCAGCATCATTCCATCTTTTATATGTGGCCATAAAACCTTCCTTTTTTGACAAAAAGTGTACGAAACATATTATATAGTATACTTTGGTCCCTTTAACGCAAGAGGTTTTTATGAATATTGACAACATTTCACCCAGCACACTACACGTTACTGCTAAACAAAATCTAAATATAGAAGACGATCTAAAAGCACAACCCACCAAAACAATAGCAGAATTACTAGATGAAAAAGAAAACGAAGAAAACAATAGCTCAAAACAAGAAAGTTGATGAAGCTGAATTTCTTAATATCGTTGATATAATAGCAAAAAAATTAGCATATAAATTTAAATTTGGATATCACGACTTTGATGATATGAAACAGCAGATCAGTATTTTTGCTCTGGAAGGATTAAAAAATTACGACAGCAAAAGGCCCCTAGAAAATTTCTTATGGACCCATGTTCGTAATCGGTTGTTTAACTATAAAAGAGACAACTATCAAAGGCCAGACAAACCATGTTTGAGTTGTCCATTTTACGACCCTCACCTCAAAAAAAGCACTAGCGCTTGCGAACAATACTCTAACAAAGATGATTGTACTCTATACTCATCTTGGATTAACAGAAATAGTACCAAGAAGAACCTTATGCATCTTACCACAATAGACGAAGTTAAAGATTATGGTAACGTTTTTAGTAGCGATGATAGTTTATTATTTAATAATATTGCTACTAATGAAATACTAGAACTATGCGAAACTCATCTTACTGGTGAAGATCGCATAATTTACTTAAGAGTCAAAGGGGGCGCCAAAGTTAGCAAAAGCGATATGGATAAACTATCTATTAAACTCAAACAAATAATAAGTGATCATGGCTAAAAAACGCGGACAACTTAGTTTAGATGAAGAAAAATTCATCACTGAAAATATTAACATATTAAGTATAGAAGATATTGCGGATCAACTTAATCGCAATGTGGATCCAATCAAACGATATATTGATGAGAATCAATTGTATAGTTTAGATGACAAGAGCGAAAACGAGATTCTTAAGCGCAAGTTACGCAGCAAAACTTTTTGGAACGAGGTGGTGAGGCAGTTTGATGAGGAAACGGGCGAGTTACAGTATTTTGAGGATACGTGGGTTGGCCTAATTAAACAATTCCGAGAGGACGTTTTACCCGCGGAAGAACTTCAAATTAAACAGTTTATCACTATTGATATATTAATTAATCGTAGCATGAAAGAGCGTAAGCGCCATATTGCCGAAACCGAGAAGCTACAAAAATTAGTAGACAAAGAATACGAAAAACCAGAGGACCAAAGAGACATTCCCAGACTAGCCAATTTAGAAACTCAATTAAATTTTGCACGAAATAGTATTGCTAGTTATACTAATGAATATACTAAGCTTTTAAACGAACAGCAAAAGATAAGCAAAGATTTAAAGGCCACGCGCGAACAGCGTATTAAAAGAATAGAAGATGGTAAGAGTAGTTGGGTTGGTTTAATTCGAATGTTAGAAGACGAAGCTATAAGAGAAAAAGAAGGACGAGAAATGGAAATCTTAGCTATGGCTACCGAAAAGGCCAAAAGAACATTGCACGAATTACACCAATATGCTGATAATAGTGTTGACTCTCCCATACTTAGTCCAGAGGCTTTAGAAGTTAATGACCAGGAATTATAATGATCCCCAATATAAAAAATGGAGACAAGATATTCGCAAAAGAGATAATAACACCTGTCAGTGGCCTCACTGTAATAGCAAAAAGAAAATACACGCCCACCATATTAAAAAGTGGGCCGATTTTCCCGGCTTACGATACAACACAAACAACGGAATTTCTCTCTGCAAAATTCATCATGACCTAATTAAAGATAACGAAGAAAACTATGAAGGATTTTTCTTATCTTTAGTATTACAGAAACTTAAGAATCAATGACACGAGATCCTTTTACTATTATCGTGGATACGCGCGAACAAATGCCGTGGGAATTTGGCTTTCATACCACTAGCAAACAAAAGCTAGATACTGGCGATTATAGCATACAAGGATTTGAAAGTATTTTCACAATAGAGCGCAAACGCAGTGTTAGTGAAATTGCTAACAATATAAGCGAAAGTCGATTCAAAGATGTGTTGCAAAGAATGGGTCAAATACCACACAGTTTCATGCTCATGGAATTTGAATTAGAGGAAATTTATCAGTTTCCCGTGGGCAGCGATATTCCAAAAAAGATGTGGGATAAATTAAGAATTAGTGGCAATTATATAATGAAGTATCTGGTAGAAGCTCAATTAAATTATAATATTCACATACTATTCTGTGGCGATGCTGAAAATGCTGAACGTACTGCGGTTAGTATCATGAAAAGAATATACGAAAAATATGGAAAACAAACAGAAAATAATAACAACGTTTGATGACGCTTGGTTAAATCTGGGTGATCTTAGCAAAATACAAATACCTATCAATCATATGGTTGGTAGATCCAAAGAAGATATAGAAAATCCTGATCTTCATTTACTACGACTATTACGAAATCCTAAATATTTTGGTACTACGGTTAAACTATTATTTGATATAGAACTTCATCCTATTCAAATAGCTATATTACAAGAGTTTTGGATTCGTCCGTTTCCCATGTTTGTGGCGAGTCGTGGTTTTGGTAAAAGCTTTTTAATGGCACTATATTGTACCTTGCGTTGCATACTGGTTCCCGGAACCAAAATAGTTGTGGTTGGTGCCGCTTTCCGACAGAGTAAAATCATATTCGAGTATATGGAAACTTTGTGGCGAAATAGTCCAATATTGCGTAGCATCTTTAATGGAAACGATGATGGTCCGCGTCGAGATGTTGATAGATGCACTATGAGACTGGGCGAGAGTTGGACAATCGCGGTTCCTATGGGCGATGGTAGTAAGATCAGAGGTTTAAGAGCACACATTATCATCGCAGACGAGTTCGCATCAATATCTCCAGACATTTACGAAACAGTAGTCTCTGGCTTCGCTGCTGTGAGTGCGAGTCCAATCCAAAATGTTAAAGAAGAAGCAAAAAAAGCCGCTATGAGACAAGCTGGATTGTGGACAGATGAATTAGAAGCAGTACAAATTAAAAAGGGTAATCAAGCTATTATTGCTGGTACCGCAGATTATAGTTTTAAACATTTTGCTCAGTATTGGAAAAGATACAAAGCTATTATTAATAGTCGTGGAGACAAGCATAAATTAGAAGAAATTTTTAAAGGCGAAGTTCCAGATAGTTTTAATTGGCAAGACTATAGCATCGTGCGTGTTCCATATGAACTTATTCCCAAAGGTTTTATGGACGATAAACAAGTTAGTAGAGCAAAAGCCACAATTCATACTGGTATCTATAATATGGAGTATGCGGCATGTTTCACAGAAGATAGTGATGGATTCTTCCGTCGATCATTAATAGAAAGTTGTGTGGTAAATGAGAGTAAACCAATTATTGTGTCTGGTAATCCTGTGCTGTTTGATGTTAGTACCAAGGGAAATCCTAACCTTCAATACGTCTATGGAATCGATCCAGCGAGCGAAAAAGATAACTTTAGTATAATTATACTAGAAGTTCATCCTGATCATAATAGAGTTGTATATGGATGGACAACCAATAGATCTAATTTTAAAGATCGCCAAAAAACTGGATTAGTAAACGAGCATGATTTTTATGGATTTTGTGCTCGCAAGATCCGCAATCTAATGAGAACGTTTCCTTGTGCGAGAATAGGAATGGATGCTCAGGGCGGTGGTGTTGCTATAGAAGAAGCGCTTCATGATCCAGGCAAAATAGAAGAAGGTGAATCTTTAATTTGGCCCATTATAGATATGAATAAGCCCAAGGATACTGATGATCAATCTGGATTACATATCCTAGAATTAGTACAGTTTGCGCGAGCAGATTGGACAGCACAAGCTAATCACGGACTAAGAAAAGATCTAGAAGATAAAGTATTATTATTCCCAAGATTCGATCAGATCACGCTCGCTCTTGCTTTAGACCGAGAAAATAAAGATATTATGACAACAGAGCTTAGTAATTTATATGATTGTGAAAGCGAATGCATATTAGAAATAGAAGAACTCAAGAACGAATTAACTACAATAGTTATGAGTCAAACTAGCACTGGCCCAAACGCTAGAGACAGATGGGATACTCCAGAGGTCAAACTTCCCAATGGTAAAAAGGGTAAACTAAGAAAAGACCGATATAGCGCCTTAATAATAGCAAATATGTTAGCTCGTCAAATGAGCAGAAGTTTACAACCAACAACTTTTGATGTTATTGGTAATAATTTGGCTGATGTTAGAAAAACAAACGGTCAAATGTATAAAGGACCAAACTGGTTTACAGAAGCAGCAAATACTAATATATATGGTGGGATTTATCGATAACTAGTGTATATATTTAATATCTATTACAATACCTATTACAATACCTATTATGCCAAGAAAAAAATATCCAAAAAGCGACTCTATACCAACAGTTTCAAATATTATTCCTGAAAACGCGTATGTCACATGGGATGATAATCTAGAGAGTAAAAAAGAAGCATTAAATGAAGCTAGCAAAGGATTAGAAGAGTTTGGCATAGTGACCAATAAGGCTACTGCTGCGACTAGCCGTTTCCGTAATTTCATGAACCTTGACGGAATGACATCCGGTAGGCCAGGATTAACAAGAAGCGACTATGACTACTTTCGTCCAGACGAGGCCGTACCAACAGAAATCAAAGCCATTTTTGCTATGGCAGATCAAATCTATAATAGAGTTGGTTTAGTAAAAAATGTTATTGATCTTATGGGCGATTTTGCTTCTCAGGGAATCAGACTAGTTCATCCAAATAAGCGTATCGAAAGATTTTATAGAAATTGGTTTGAAAAGGTTAAGGGTGAAGAACGTAGTGAGCGATTCCTAAATAACCTATATAGAGTTGGTAATGTTGTTGTAAATAGACAAACAGCAAAAATTAGCGTTAAAGTTGCTGATAATCTATATAAGAGTGTTGCTAGTCCAGATCTGGTAATTAATACCGACGAGATTAAAGTAGAAAAAAGAGAAATTCCTTGGAAGTATACCTTTATTGATCCAAGAGTTGTTGATGTGGTTGGTTCTTCTTTATCTTCTTTCGTTGGCAATAAAACATATACTATTACTATACCAGCAACTCTTAGAAAAATTATTAATGCTCCTAAGAACGATGCTGAAAAAGCTATTGTTGATCAACTACCCCCAGCCATTATTGAAGCAGCAAAAAGCAAGAAGTCATATTTACTTGATACAGAAAAGACACTAGTATTCCACTATAAAAAAGACGATTGGAAAACTTGGGCATTTCCAATGATCTATAGTATTATGGATGATATTGCTATTGTTGAAAAACTTAAGCTAGCAGACTTAGCAGCCTTAGATGGTGCTATTAGTAATATTCGTATTTTTAAATTAGGTAGTCTTGAACACAAGATTGCTCCAACACAAGCTGCTGCTAGTAAACTTAGTAGTATTCTACAAGGCAACGTTGGTGGCGGCACAATGGATCTTGTTTGGGGTCCAGATATTGAATTAATAGAAAGTAAAACAGCAGTACATCAATTCCTAGGCGAAGGCAAATATACTCCTCACTTAAATAGTATTTATGCTGGCCTTGGTATTCCACCAACATTAACTGGCACTTATGGTGCTGCTGGTACTACCAATAATTTTATCAGTCTCAAAACGCTCACACAAAGACTACAGTATGGTCGCAAAGTCCTAATGGCTTTTTGGAAACAAGAAATTG